TATGGGAGCTTGTTCCTCATGGTTCCATCCTTTCTGCCGGGATATGATGCCTCCCGGCGGGGCGGATCTGTCAATCTTCTTGGTACACACAAGGAACGTGCTGATCTTCCGGCCCATCGGCCCAGGAGTCATACACACGGAAGTTTCTCGGGTTGTGCTCCGCGATGTAGTCCTTCTTCCTCGCACTCCTAATAGCTGCCTTCGCACTCCTGATCGTGCTTGCGTTGCACAGCATGTGGTCATTGCTTCCGCACACAATCCGGTCGCTCTCGAACATGATGAAGAATTGCTTGCTCATGGTGACCTTTCTGCCCTCGTGACCTCCGGGGCGGGGAGTTGTTTATAGCTGGAATGCAACCGCAGCATCTCGTTCAGAGTGGCCAGCAGCTAAGCAGCGATTATAACGAATCATCTTCCGTTCAGCCTGAATCTCCCGGATACGCTTCAGCGTGGGCCAATCAACGAGTGCACCGACACAATATGCCTTGTCCATCAGGTTTTCGACTTCTTCGATCCTATCGAAAATGGAATCATCCCACGGGCGTTCGTCGCACTCCATTTCGATCTCCATCACCTTCAGCCGTTCATACATGCTGTGCAGGTTGAAATGCTCCGATTCATTCACGCGATACTTCTTCATGGTTTCTGTCCTCCATGCGGGGTTATACCGCCCCGCCCGGTGTCCTCTTTGCTTATTCCTCGTCCCAGGCGGCCAGCTCGGTGAAGTAGGCCACCGCCTGCTCGTAGAGGCTGTCAACGACGGCGGCGAAGCCCTCGTTGGTCAGCACCTCGTCATCGTAGAAGCGGGAGAAGTCCTCGTCGTCCATGTAGGGGGTGAAGTCGCGGTCAGCCGTGAAGGTGATGTCTGCGTCATAGAAGCCCTTGAGCATCTGCTGCTCGTCGGTCATGTGCAGGTAGTAGGTGCAGGTGTCCTGGGTGTCGTGCTCCATGGACTGGCAGTCGGCGAGGTGGGCGGCAATGGATTCGCGGGTGAAGGTGATAGTCATTGTCTTGCTTCCTTTCGTGCGGTCGGTAGTGCGGGGTTCCTGTCTACGTTTACTATATTACCACGGATTCCGTGGAAATGCAAGGGGCAAAATACAAGTTTTCTGACTTTTTTCAAAGAAATTTTCGCAAACAGAAAAAGAGCCAGGGATTTCTCCCCGGCCCTTCTTTCACTTTTTATATCTGCGCTCAAAGTCTTCTCGTGAGATCATGCCGTTCACGTACAGGTCAAACAGCTTTTCGTTCCGTTCCCGCTTTTCCTTCTCCAGAAACTCCTGCCGGCGCTCCCTGTTCCTCTGGGCGATCTCCTTCATCAGTTCCAGCTTTTCACGGATGGTCATTTTCTTCTCAGCCATTGATAACACTACCTTTCTTTGGTGTGTACATCATAGGTAAGCGGGTGAACCTGCCTCCCCATGATGTACATATTGGGTATAACTTTAGAGCTGCAAGGTGATGTGCAGCCGGAACCTCGTCTGGCGGCGCTTGCGCTCGATGAACTCATACTCTATTTTCTTGACTATCGCCTTCAAGAGGCGGTTTTTTTGTTCTGCGGAGATTGTGTCATCCCGCAGGCCAGCGATGGCATCCTGCAGCTTGATGATCTTGTTCTGATAGTTGATCTCCTTGGGCATGTTCTGCTTGGCCTCGTAAATCTTCGACCGCAGCTCCTCCATCTGAGCATGAAGGGCTTTGTTCCGCTTCACGAACACTTCCTCGGAGTAAGTGCCACTTTCCAGCAGATCATGCTGCCGTTCTTCCTTGGCGTGCAGTTCAGCCATTTCGGCGTTCATTTTTTCGATCAGCTTCTTCTGGATGCTGGCGGACTTGCCCTCATCGTTGTGCAGCTTGACCTCCATGTCCGGCAGGTGTTCCATTTCCAGCGCGAAGGCCACGGCCTCAATCACCTCGCGGAGCTTGGCGGAGTTTGCCTTGCAGCCGTGTCGGTTCCGGCACTCGATGCGTGTCTCTGCGTGTGGGTACGGGTGCTGTGCCAACGCTTTGCCGCAGCTATGGCAGACGATCAAGCCGGCCAGCGGATTCTGCAGGGGCATGTCCCATTTCGCACGAGGGTTATTGTCCATCTTTTCCTGGGCCGCCTCGAACAGCTCCAGCGGCACGATTGCCTGGTGCTTGCCCTTGGCAATGATCACCTTGTCATCCGGCTGTCGCACGGATCGGCTCACGACCTGGCCGTTTTCGATGGTCTTTTCTGTTCTGTACTTCCCGAAGTATACCATGCCGATATAGTGCTTGTTTTGTAGCATTGCCCGGATGGACGATTTCTCCCACACCTTGCTCACGGTTGGCCTGATGCCCAGGCTGTCAAGGTGGCGGGCGATCTGTAGGTAGGTCTTACCCTCGTTGACGTACATCTCAAAGGCCATCAGCACGGCAGCAGCAGCATCGTTCGGTTTGAGGGTGTGCACATCGTCGATGACGGCCTTATCATAGCCGAACGGCGGGATGTTGCCGATGTATGCGCCTTTTTGCTTGATGGCATTCTCCCGGCCTATCAGCAGCACGCGCTTTGTGTATTCCAGGTATGAGCGGCCCTGCATGAGCTCCTGCTCGAAAAACTGCCGGTGCATCTCGTTCGTCAGGTCGTAGGTAATGCGCGGCGTGATGATCTCCGTCCGCGTATACCGAAAAGCATTGACGACGGTGCCGCATTCGGAGAGGTCGCCACGGGAAAGGCGGGAGCTATCAGCGACGATGCAGCCGCGCACCTTTGGGTCTTCTACCCGTGCAAGCACCTCCTGCATTTTCTCACGTTCGGCGATTGTCTCCCCCGATCCGATCTCCCGCAGGATGCAGTGCTCGGGGATGTATCCGCCCAGCGTTCTCAACGCGAAGTCCTGCAGCATCTTTTCGTGCTTCTCCAGCACTTCTTCTACTGATTCCAGCGGATTGTCCGCCCTCGATTTCCGAAGGTACATGATGTACTCGTCGGATGTTAGGTAAACCTCTGACATTTCATTTTTCCTCCTGTGTGGTTGCAACTATGTTGCAATGTTTGTTGCAAAGCTGAAAGTGTCACCTCCTTTATTCTCAAAAGTGGTATTTTCCATTTTTGAAACAACCACCTCCTTTCATGTCTTTTTGTGTCGGCGGGCACTGATCCGGCCCATGATTGTACTATACTGGCAAGGGAACGATTCCCATTTGTCAGAGATAACTGGAATAGGGTACAATGACCCATGAACACGCGTTCTGCCCCGATAAAATTGAATTAAAGGAGGAATTTGCTTTGAGAGAAAGACTCTTGAAATCAATAAACGCGTTGCTCGAAAAGTGTGAAGATTTGGCCTTGCTGGACTTCATACTCAAATTACTTCAGAAAAGCCGATAGACTTTCGAGCTTGTCTGAGTCCATCTTATAGAGAGAAGACACAGCGTCGAAAAACGCTTTGTCATTACGAAGCCTTACAACGATCTGCGCAAGCAGGTCGTTGTTTTTTTGCTCTTGTGTTCTTTCCTTCTTGCAGTCATAACCCCACAGCCACATTTCAGATACGTTCAATGCAACCGCCAGTTTGTAGACTACATCCTGCTTTGGCTCATATCGGCCTTTCAGGTAGTTGGATAGAGCGCCTTTATCAATGCCGGTTTCTCGAACGAGATCCACCTGACGCTTCCCGGCTTCCTCCATAGCGATGCGGAGGCGATTCGCTGTGCTGTCTATCCGCTCAAATTTTGCCATACTAACCCTCCTTTGCGATGGGTATAATATACCACCGAAATTGAGAAAATACAATAAAAACACGAAAATTTTATAATAAAAGTCGTGAAAATTCAATTTTCCCCCTTGACATTACTTGCGAGTAGTATTATCATGTTTTCGGGTTTTGAAATCAAAACTACCCAGGAAGGAGCGTGAGAGCATGAGTTACGATATGCTGCGTGGCAAGATTCGCGAGGTTTTCAAGACGGAAACCGCCTTCGCCATCGCGATGGGTATGAATCCGGCGACCCTGAGCGCCAAGCTGAACAATACGACCCCGTGGAAGCGGGAGGAGATTGAGAAGGCTTGCGAGCTGCTGGGAATCCCGATTGAGCATGTCCACCTATATTTTTTTTGCAAAAAGTTTTGAAATCAAAACTTGAAGGAGGCCACACCATGACCATCCGCGAGAAATTGAAGCTGATGGAAGAAATCAAAAAGAAGAACGCCAAACGAGTGCGCGAGTACCTGAAGGCCAGGAAGCAGGGGTGATCCGATGGAAGCCCGGACGAACACCTATACATACGGCTTGTGCGAGATCGTCGTTCACCGGCCCGCCCTTGATGACAAGGAGCGACACAAGCGCGAGGACACCCTGCGCCGGGCCGTGACGGCCTTCGGCAAGGAGATGCACAAAAGCGAGGTGACCAAGAATGCTGCCAAGAAGACCACGCTGGCCCCGCTATACGGATGACGGCCCCGCTGACTGGGACGCATACTGCGAGCACCAGGACGCGCTGCACGACATGTTCCCGCTCTGCATTGAGTGCGACCATGTGATAGACGACGAGCGCTGCTGGGACTTCGGAGACGGCCCGATGCACGAGGAGTGCGCGGAGAAGAAGTACCTCAAGTGGACTGCCGATCTTATTGAGTGAGAAGCCAACGCTGCACTTTCGCAGCGGAAAAGCGAAAACTGCTGCGCTATCGCAGCGGACACGAAAGGAGGAGGCAGGATGCAGAAAATCGACTTCAAGGCCCTCATGCACGTCATGGCCTGCCGTGACAGGCTGACGGCCCAGGAATACGCCACCCTTCGCGGCCAGGTGCTTGCCGGCGACGGCGACGGTGCCCTCAAGGGCCTGCGGAAGATCCTGAGCCGCGAGAACGAACGTTAGAAAGGAGTGGCACCATGGCACCGCATGTGCAGGTCATCCTGATCATCTGCTGCACCGTCACCGCGCTGGCCTACGCCTTCGTGCTGATGATGTGGCTGGTAGCCAAGTACAAGAAGCAGTAACAACACCCGAGAAAATGAAAGGAGCGCAAGAATGAAACTTTACGAGATTGAATGGGCGATCATGTCCTGCATCGACCCGGAGACAGGCGAAGTCATTGACGAGGAGAAGCTCAATGCCCTGAACATGGATCGCTACGAGAAGATTGAGAACGTTGCCATGTGGGTGAAGAACCTGGTGGCAGAGGCCGAGGCTTACAGGGCCGAAAAAGAGGTCTTTGCGACCCGTGAGCGTGTCGCCCGGAACAAGGCTGAATCCCTCAAGAAATGGCTCGAATACGCTTTGCAGGGCCAGAAGTTCACCTCCACAAAGGCTGCCGTCAGCTTCCGCACGTCAGAGGCGGTGGAGATCACAGACCCGGAGTTCTTCCGCATGTGGGCAAGCAAGGAAAACACCGATCTGCTGAACTACAAGCTGCCGGAGCCCAACAAGACGGCCATCAAGGAGCTCATCAAGAAGGGCGAGATCGTGCCTGGCACACAGCTGGTCAAGCGATCCAACATCCAGGTGAAATAAGGAGGGCTGACGCATGGCAGAGTACATGTTCCGCGACCTGCGGAGTGATGAGATTGAGTGCCGTGTCGCCCAGGCAAAAGAGAACGGCGTTTCCGTGCTGCTGTACAAGGATGCACGGTGCGACATGAACATTCTGGATGAGACCGTCGGCCCGATGAACTGGAAGCGGCAGCACAGCCGCGACAACGCCAACTGCACCGTGTCCCTGTGGGATAAGGAAAAGCAGATGTGGATCAGCAAGGAGGACACCGGCACCGAGAGCAACACGGAAGCCGCCAAGGGCCTTGCATCGGACAGCTTCAAGCGCGCTGCATTCAACTGGGGGGTTGGTAGGGAGCTGTACACGGCCCCGTTCATCTGGATTCCGGCGGCGAAGTGCACGGCATTGAAGCAAAACGGCTCCCGCTGGCAATGCTATGACAGCTTCGAGGTTGAGAAGATTGTCATTGAAAACAAGCGCATTGTGGCCCTGGCCATCAAGAATAGCAAGACAAAAGAGCGCGTCTTCGTCTGGCAGGATGAGGACTGGAAGAAGAAAAAGGAGGCACAACAATGAGCAACCACACCATCGAGCGCGAGCCCGACAACATGATCAACTACGTTACGATCCCGATTTGGGAGTACCGAGACCTTGTGACCAAGGTGGCTCGCTATGAGCTGCTGCAGGAGCAGGAGCGTCAGCAGAAGGCCGAAATGGAAGCATTCAGGGCATCCCTGCCCCATGTGATCGTCACGAAGACCGAGCCGGGCGATACCGACAAGAAGGCCCCGGCCAAGAAGGCCAAGCCCGCCATCTCCACGGAGATCAACGAGAAGTAAAGGAAGGCACAAAAGATATGGATAACGCATTGCGCGAGAAGTTGCTGGAAATCTCCGGGATGGAGCTGGGCGAAAAGGTCATCGCAATCAATGAGGTCAAGGCCCTCCTGAAGGAGATCAGTCCCTTTACCGCCGAGCCGGTGGAATGTGTCCAGTGGGTCAAGGCAGATCAGGTCATCGCCAACGACTACAACCCGAACAGCGTTGCTCCTCCCGAAATGGAGCTGCTGCACGTTTCCATCCAGGAGGACGGCTACACCCAGCCGATTGTTGTATGGCAGCATGACGGCATTTATGAAGTCGTTGACGGCTTCCACCGTAACCGCGTCGGCAAGGAATACCAGGACATCGCAGACCGCATTCACGGCTACCTTCCCGTGGTCGTCATCAACAATGACCGCGAGGAAAAGGGTGACCGCATTGCTTCGACGATCCGACACAACCGCGCCCGCGGCAAGCATCGCGTCGAGGCCATGAGCGACATCGTGGTCGAGCTCAAGCGCCGGAATTGGAGCGATGCCAAGATTGCCCGCGAGCTGGGCATGGACGCGGACGAGGTGCTTCGCCTCTCGCAGATCACCGGCCTGGCTGAAATGTTCGCGGACAAGGAGTTCTCCACGGCGTGGGAGGTCGATATTTCTGACGACCTGGGAGGCGGCCTGGATGAAACGGATTTTTCATCACTATAACAAGTGGGAGGACTTCCACCACGGCATGTACGACGAGGACAGGGAGTCCCGCAATGAGCGTGTGAAGCTCGCGGCCTCCATCCTTGGTGATCCGGCCACCTGTGAGAAGGCAATGCGGATGGTGGTTGACACCTGGCCGGTGGCGACGGAGTTCAACCTTTCCAACGCCGGGATCAACCGCCGCGCGTGGCTGGGGCAAGCCTGCTGCAGCATCTACGGCGGCGTGCATGAGGACGAAACGCGGGAAGCCTGGGGGCTGCTCACCATTCCCCAGCGCACCACCGCGAACGCAATCGCAACCACCGTCATCAAAGAATGGCTGCACACACACGATACGGAACACGGGCAGCAGATTTCCATGTTCGATGAATGGAGGGCTATGTTTTGAAAACATATCTCAGCATGAATGTTTACGAGGCCGCCAAGCAGCGCATTGCCTGGACGTTTGACACGTTCGAGCGCATCTACGTCTCGTTCTCTGCCGGCAAGGATAGCACCTGTATGCTCCACATGGTGATGGACGAAGCCATCAAGCGCGGGCGCAAGGTGGGCGTGCTGCTGATTGACCTTGAGGGCCAGTACAAGAAAACCATCGACCACGCGGAGAAGTGCCGCGAAATGTACAAGGATCACTCGGAATGGTACTGGTGCTGCCTGCCGATCCATCTGCGCAACGCCGTCTCGGTGTATGAGCCTTTCCGGAAGTGCTGGGACGCTGAGGCCGAAAAGAACTGGATTCGCCCCATGCCCAAGGATTGCATTTCCGATCCGGCCTATTTCCCGTTCTTTGTGGACGGCATGGAGTTCGAGGAGTTTGTGCCGCTATTCGGTGAATGGTATTCGCAGGGCAAGAGCTGCGCGTGCTGCGTGGGCATCCGATCCGACGAAAGCCTGAACCGATACCGCACGATTGCCAACCGGTACAAAACGCCGTATGAGGGCCGGATGTGGACGACAAAGGTCACGGAGCATACATACAACGTCTATCCGATCTACGACTGGAAGACGGAGGACGACTGGATTTACCAGGGCAAGAACCCCGATAAGCCCTACAATGAGCTGTATGACTACATGCACCTGGCCGGGCTTACCATCCATCAGATGCGCATCTGCCAGCCCTACGGCGACGATCAGCGGCGCGGCCTGTGGCTGTTCCACCTGATCGAGCCCGACACCTGGGCGAAGGTAGTGGCCCGCGTCAATGGCGCGAATAGCGGTGCTATGTACATCAACGAGCGCGGCAACATCAACGGCTACAACAAGGTCTCCAGGCCGGAGGGCCACACCTGGGAGAGCTTCGCGAACCTTCTGATCAACTCCATGCCCCCGAAAACGCAGGAGCACTACAAGAACAAAATCTACAAGTTCGTCAAGTGGTGGCAGGAAAGAGGCTACCCCGACGGCATCCCCGATGAGGCCGACTACCAGCTCGAACAGAAGAAGGATGTGCCCAGCTGGCGGCGCGTGTGCAAGTGCCTGCTGCGCAATGACTACTGGTGCAAGGGCCTGTCCTTTACCCAGCAGAAATCCTCCGCCTATGAGCGTTATCTCGAAATGGTGAAGCGCAAGCGTGAAGAAGACACGAGCACGCCGAGCTTCATTTGATGAAAGGGTGAAAACCATGTTGATGCAGATTGACAAGCTGGAAGACCGGCTGGCCGTGGCGACGATCCTGGTCAAGAACGGTTACAAGGTTTGGACAGAGAAGACCAAGCTGGGCGGGAAGACCATCACCCTCCTGGCGGCAGAAAGGAATGGTGTATATGAACAAAATCATCTTGATCGGCAACCTGACTAAGCCGCCGGAGCTGCGCGCCACCCCCCAGGGCGTGACGGTGTGCAACTTCGACATCGCCGTCAATGAGAAGCGCAACGGCCAGGACAACACGATGTACTTCCGCGTGAATGCCTGGCGCGGCCTGGGCGAGAGCTGCGCGAAGTTCCTGGCCAAGGGCCGCAAGGTGTTCGTCTCCGGCCCTCTGAGCTACCGCACATATCAGGCCAACGACGGCAGCACCCGCGTGCAGCTGGAGGTCACGGCGGAGGACGTTGAGTTCCTTTCCAGCCGCAACGATGACCAGGCGGCGGCACCCGCTGCGCCTGCTGCTCCGGCTCCCGCGCCTGCGGTGCCGAATAGCGGCTACACCGAGGTTGAAACCGATGAACTCCCGTTCTGATGAACGGCCCGACTGAAAGAAAGGAAAAGCAAAAATGAAGAAGCGTATTGCCCTGGTTCTCGTTCTCGTTCTGATGATGTTTGCCCTTTGCAGCTGTGACGAGTATGTGGCAACCGGCACGGAAGCCGACGTTGCCCAGACGACAAAGAACGCGCATGGTCTGGCCCAACGCCAACCCACCCCGTCCGACATCGAGTACAGCCTGGAGCGCTACAACCTGATCCGCCGAGCATACTGGGTCAATGGTATGCGAGAAAAGGCGATCACGCTGCCCTGTGAGATCGACAGGCCCCTGGGCTACATCGTCCTCTTTGCGGGCAATGCGACAGTCGGCTCCTTCGTGGTTGACGGCAAGGTCTCCAGCCTGAACAGCTTCTTGACCCCGGATTCTCTGTTTTACGAAGTTGCTGGCGATTATATCAACGGTTCCTCCGCATATGAAAACGAATGGCTTGCCGACGTTGATGGCAGCTACGGCGAGAACGACAACGGCATCTTCTTCTTCACCCCGGACGGCAAGTACGTCGAGTGGACGGGCGAATACCTGTACAGCGATATTCCCTTCGTGGTGGATGCCCCCGTTGTGCGTTACGAGGTGAGCGACAATGAGTAAGGGCGAAAAGATTGTGCTCGCCATTGCGGCGTTTATCATCGCGCTGGTGCTGCTGTACAACTTCTCCCCGCTTTTCCGCGCTGATATGAATACCCATATGCACGCGGTGCAGAAGGCGGACGACGCGACGCGCTACGAGACCCTGAAAAAGGTTGAAGACACCTGCCGGGCGATGATCGCCAGCTATGAGGCGGACAAGCTGACCTGGCAGCAGTACAAGGACAGCGACTCGGAGGAGAAGCGCGGCTGGGCCGACCAGGCCATGATCCGCGCCAACCGCACGGCGGCCACCTACAACACATACATCCTCGAAAACAGCTATGTGTGGGCCGACAACGTGCCGGATGACATCGACAGGGATCTTCCCTACCTGACGGAGGAATGACAATATGCCGAATTGGGTTGAAGGTAACATCCGCCTGCGTGGCAAGCGCGACGGTATTGCGAGTTTTCTCAAAAATGAACTGATGTTTGTCGCCACCCCGGCTGGTAACATCCTCGGAAGCGTTGAACGTGATCTTGTATTCAACGACGATGGCTATGAAATCACGCTGAGCCGTCCAGAATGTGGCGAGAAGTACATTTGGCCGTCTAATTACATCAAAGATACTCGACGCAATTTCATCGATGGCGATTCTATTTCTGTAGAACCTGACGATGACCCCGAATGCGTGCAAACGGTATGCATCGACGGTTTCAAGGCCGCATGGGGTGTTGAATCTGCTCCCTATCTGGACAAGGCTCGGAAGCACAACATCGACATCAAGATCGTTGGCTTTGAACGTGGCATGCAGTTTATGCAGACCGTCGAGATCGTGAACGGAGAAATCGTCACCGACAAGGAAACTAAGTTCGACGATTGGTATTGGGACTGCCTGATGCCAAACATGGGGGGATGAGCCATGAAGACGTTGACAGAGCTGCTGGCGGTTCCGCGCCTGACAATCATTCGAGCGGGTGAGGATGGCGGGTGGGCGACAGCCCTCCTGGCCAGCTCCCCGAAGAAGCGGCCCGCTGCGGTGGTATTCTCAAACGGCGGCGGCTGGGAGCATGTGTCGGTCAGTTTCAATCACCGCTGCCCCACCTGGGAGGAGATGTGCGAGATCAAGCACATGTTCTTCCACCCCGATGAAGTCGTCGTCCAGTACCACCCGGCGGAGAGCGAATATGTGAACACCCACCCGTACTGCCTCCACCTGTGGCGGCCCCTGGAGCAGGACATGCCCACGCCGCCCGCGTGGATGGTGGGCTTGAAGAAGGGTCAGACGCTGGCCTCTGTTAACAAGGAAGCGGAGGCCACGCTGAAAGGTGGTGCAGGTCATGCGTGAGATCCTGTTCCGGGGCAAGAAGGTTATCAACGACGAATGGGTTGAAGGCTTACTTGTGAAAGATACAGAGTTCTATGGCAAGCCTGACATCCATGCCTACATTGTCAATCATAAGCATCCAAGTGGGTGCTTTGGTGGTGACATCTATTTCGAAGTCATCCCCGAAACCGTGGGCCAGTACACCGGCCTTTCCGACAAGAACGGCAAGAAGATTTTCGAGGGGGACGTTGTTCAGATGCGCACCAGAGGCTTGTCCGGGCGCGGCGTGATCGTGTTCAAGGACGGCTCCTTCGGAATTGATGACAAGAAACGTAAGCGGTTCTACTACATGTACCATGATGCTGTATACCGCGTTGATGGCAACATCCACGACAACCCTGAGCTGCTGAAAGGTGGTGATTGAATGGGCAAAGCATCAAGGGACAAGGGCAAGCGCTTCGAGCGCGCCCTTGCCTCCCGGTTCCGGGAGTACGGCTACGATGCCCGCAGAACGGCCCAATATTGCGGCAACACGGGCGATGCGTCCGATGTGGTAGGCCTTCCTGGCATACATTGCGAGGCGAAGCACCAAGAGAAAATGAGCCTCTACACCTGGATGGCACAAGCCGTCCGCGACGCTGAGGCGGGCGGTCAGGGCAACATCCCCGCCGTATTCCATAAGAAAAACAACGCTGACATCCTCGTGACGATGCGGCTGGACGACTTCATGACCATATACCGCGAGTACGCCGCGGATTTATGGCTGAAAGAACACACAAAGGAGAATGACACAAATGAGTAACGACATCATTATCAGCATCATCTGCCTGGGCCTTGCCCTGGTATTCCTGGTGGGCACGTTCTACCTGCTGACGGTCAATCCGTCCCCTATGACGGGCTACATCGACAGCAAGACCCACCATCCGGCATATTCCCCGGCAAACGACGACACGCCCTGGGTGTATTCGCTGGGTATCACGAGCACGGACGGAAAGCGGAGCACGGTGTGGGTGGTAGATGAAAACACATACTACCGCTACTCCGTTGGCGACAAGGTGTACCGCGGGAGGAAGTAAGATGGGCGTGCTGATTGATTTGACCGGGCGAGACTTTGACCGCCTGAAAGTGCTGGCGAGGGCGGGAACGCGCCGCCAGTACGATGAGCGCGGGCGGGTGCTACGCTCCGAGCCTGAATGGCTGTGCAGCTGCAAGTGCGGCGCGGTGGTGACCGTCCTGGGCGTGAACCTCCGCGAGAAGCGCACCCGGTCGTGCGGCTGCCTGTCAAGGGACATTCACCGCGAAATCGCAAGAGACTTGTGCAGAAGGAGGTGGGAAAGCAATGAACCGACAGCAACGCCGGAAGGAAGCTCGGAGGATCGTGTACATCAATGAGCAGATCATCAACCACCGGCGGACGCATCCGATGGGAGAGGTCACATTCCAGAAGGGCTACGCAGAGGGCTGGGATGCCGCATGCAACTTCGCTATGAGAACCTGCTACGCCGGCGCGGTGATGGCCCTGCACGACCTGGAAGGCTACGGCAAGAAGCGCAACACGCGCTTCCTGCGCCGGATGGACGGCTACATCATCAACACCCTGGACAAGGATGAAGTCATTGAGGAAGCATTGCAAAAGGCGGGCGTGTGGATCAACTTCCGCGCACCGTTCGATGATGAGAGAGTACAGGAGGCTCAGAAGGAATGAACACTATGGAAGCCTTCGCGATGGGCGAAGCACACCGTGGCTGTGAGCTGATGGTGTTTGACTGGAATGAGGCGGCGAGGCGTATCAAGGCCAGCGGGTGCAGCGATGCGTATGCGGGTCTGCGTGGCGATTGGGAGTACACCGGCGGCACGATTTTCCTGGATGGCAAGCCGTACTTCAAAGGCTATACATACCTTGCGTCTACCTGGGCTGTGCCTGAGCTGGAAATAGACGGAAAGATTGAGCCCTGCTACAAGATGCAGAGCGAAACGCCCGGCTGGGGCAGTGACACGAAGTGGCCGCAAACTGCTTTGATGATTCTGAACATGGAGGGCTGACCATGATCGAATGGTTTGACTGGGCCGACACATGGCCCAAGGTGAAACAGGCCGCCCGCACGACCATCAGCAAGGATGGCGCGGGCGCGTACCCCTCCGACAGCTGGAAGAAGACCATCCTGCTGGCGGAGCACTCCCCCATCCGCAAGCTCCGCTTCTCCTGGAAGTGGAAGGATCTGAAAAGCTGGGTGTCGGTGCATTTCGTGCGGCACCACGGCGGCATTGAGCACTGGGTCACGACGCAGCGGTCTGACCGCACCGGCGTGGATCGCGATTTGAGCCCCCAGAACGCCCCTGTGAGCCACGAGTGCGAGGCCAATGCACAAGCGCTCATCTTCATCTCCCGACGCCGTCTGTGCGGCCAAGCAAGCCCGGAAACGCGGGGCGCGTGGCAGGAGGTCAAGGCGTTGGTTAAGGAGGTTGACCCGGTGCTGGCCTCGGTGATGGTGCCTGAGTGCATCTACCGGGGATTCTGCCCGGAGTTTGAGGACAAGTGCTGCGGCTATGTGAACACCCCGGCGTACCGCAAGGCGCTGGAGGCGTACAGGAGCAAGGAGGTCGGCAAAGAATGAGTCCGAAAAATCAACTCATATGCTGGGAGTGCATCCTCATCGGTCAGTTAGTTGGCTTGTTTGTTTGCTGGATCGGCGGTACTTCTGCCCTCGCGTGTGCTGTCACCGCTTTGGTATCAACGCTTTGCACTGCGCACTTTGTGAAGGAGGATGACAAATGAAGCATGTGATCCTGAAAAGACCGCTCCGTGGCATATGCGACCAGGCAGCCTTCGAGGACGCTCTCAATGATTTCACCGCGCATGGCTACAAGATTCTGAATTGCGGCATCACGGATGGCGGGCGGCTCATCTGGGCGATTTTGCAGGAGGAGGATAAAGACCATGAATGACCACCTTTTCATCCCGGCGCGCAGTATTTCCATGCTGATTTCCATCAAGCATCAACTGCTGGCCGATCATGACCTGTGCGAAAAGGTGACCGGCTGCGGGAGGGGTGTCATGGCATCAGCGATTGACAACCTGATCGCCAAGGCATGCGCAATCGAGAGCCGGTACCATGACTACCACACCCAATACAAGCTGGAGAAGGAAGAAAACGACGCATACCGTGACATGCTGGGCGACTTCACCCCGGACATGCTCACCGACGACGAGAAGGCCGAGCTCCACGCCCTTGTGGAGAAGTGGCGGCGGAAGGACGAGGAGGTCTACGGTGCAGAATGACCTGATTAGCCGGAGCAGGCTGCACAAGGCCCTGCAACGCGAGGAGAGCATCATCGTGAAGGGCCTGCCCTACGTCCGCACCGATGCGGTGTTGGCGAAGGTGAGCATGGCTCCGAGTGTGGATGCAATACATATTGATGTGGTTGCAAAAATGCTCGAAAACCTTATGGGGGATAGTGTTCCTTGTAATTACAACAACATAGATGAAATGCTTTCTCTTGATTGCGGCAGAGATGGTTGCCCCGATGATGGAGATCATTGCTGTTGGAAGAGGTATATCAAGGCATGGCTGGAGTTGGAAAACAAGAGGGGTGGTTGTGATGTCTGACAAGCGGCTGATTGACGCGAATGCGCTGAAAAAAGCGTTTTCCACAGACATGAGAATTGTGCTTTTCGATGGGACGAGGATGGGCGCTGGCGGTTTTCTTATTCAGCGGTATCAGGTGGTTGGTTTGATAGACGAAGCCCCCACCATCGACGCTGTGCCGGTGGTGCATGGGCGGTGGGTGATGATGGCTGGATTCCCTGCGTGTAGCAAGTGCGGGTGTAGCCCGGCAGACTGGGAAGCAAAGCCTGACAACCCGGAAGGATATCCGCCGTATTGCCATTCGTGCGGCGCGAAGATGGACGGAGGTGCGGAAGATGCCAACTCGTAAACGTGGATTCTATTTCAATACATACAGGGAAAACGGCTCATTCAAGGTTGGCTTGGTTATGGGCTATGATGCAGATTTCCGGGAGGCTACCGTGTGGCTGTCCTTCTTCTGCTGGAAGGTCATTGCTGGGTATTACTTCGGAGAAAAGGATGGGGATACCGTATGATCTACCAGAAATGCAAGCACTGCGGCATGGACTGGCACGGAATCAAGCTGACGCATTGCCCTTATTGCGGCAAGAAGATGGAGGCGCGGAATGATGGCAAGGACGTGTGATGTGGCGTTCTTTGAGTGTCCGATCTGCGGGAAGAAGCCATATGTAAATACATACGATGTGACCGTCGCATGGGCATTCTGCAAAGGCTACGGATTCCACAGGCACAAGAAGGTGGAAGTGATTGTCCCGTATGAACAGCCCAGCAAGTTGCTTAAAAGGCTTGCTCAAGAATGGAATCAGCTTATGTATACGGAAGCTCGGCTCTTGTATTACACCAATGGACATCTGTTCAACGAGGTTGCGAAGGACATAAATGTCCCTACCAAGAATGGAGGTGCCGAATAATGGCTAAGTACCATGTTTCTGCTGGCGTGTTCGGAATCTACGCCGGAACGCTGATGCCGAAAAAGGACGGCAAGCCCCAAATGTGGCGAAACAAGTCCGATGTGACGGATGAAGCAATCTGTTCTGTGCGTGATTACATGCTCAGCGAGTGCCTGAACGAGAAGGAAGGCAAGCTGCAGGGCGGCTATGAGTGGAAGCGCAAGGATGGCAAAAAGGTCGTGCTGCTGGTGAAGGTCGTGGACGGAGGTACAGACGATGCCTGACCGCAAGCTCGCTGCCATGCACAAGGAGTACGGCAAGGCGCACGGTTACAAGTGCGGCGACTGCCCCTGGCTGTACAGGGTGCAGTCCATCACCGGAAAGTTCTACGAGTGCAAGGCATACGGCCCCACCGGCCCGGCGGCCTCCTGGGCGCGTTCCTGGGCCGCCTGCGGCCTTTACAGGTGCGGGGTGTATATTGGACACGTTCCGCTGCAGGAGCGCCTGAGACGCGCAAAACAGCCCGATAACGAGCCCATCGAAGGGCAGATCAGTATGTTCGAGGGGTGGTGAAAGAATGAAGAAGCCCAAGAAGAAAGTACGGCAGAAGTTGAAGCCCTGCCCGGCCTGCGGTGACAAACACCTCTACACGGTGTACTCATATCAACGCCGGCGCAATAAGCACATCGAGTGCCGTTATTGCCATTTCAGCGGAAAGCCCGCCTTCACCAAGTGGGGCGCGATCCGCAAGTGGAACCGCGCGAAGAATTGGAGGGTGGTCAAATGAGCAATATCTACCGTGTAACCCATCTGATGCAGCACGGCAGAAAATACCGCACCCGGCGGAAGAACATGAACCGCATTATCAACAAGTGGGTGCGAAATAGGGGGAATTGGGATGAGCTACACGCCTGACCTGAAGCCCTGCCCCTTCTGCGGGGGGAAAGCCAACCTTGACAGCTATCCCGGCTCTGTGTTTACAGGCAGCGGCACATACCATTGTGTGAGGTGTTCCGTCTGCTATATTCGGACTTGCGATTTCAGCTCTGCGAAAATGGCTGTTGAAACGTGGAATAGGAGGGCGAACGATGCCGATAGGAAAGACTGTTGAAATGTGGGTCATCTGCGACTGTTGCGAAAAAATCATCTCGTATGAACCTGACATCAATGGCAGCGTTAAGAGATTGACTGCCGAAGTGAGGGAGATGGGGTGGACTGTTAAGTCAACAGGCGAGGTAATTTGTCCGGAGTGCAAGGGCAAAAGGAGGGCGAACAATGAAAATCCTGACTAAAAATGAGCAAGAGAAAATGACCCGTTGTCTGGCTGACATGGCAGAAGCATTCGTGAAGGTGTGCGCTTTCGTTCCCACCAACGAATTTCCTCCGCTGTGCGAAACCATCATGGAGGGCCTTGCAGATGTTGCTAATGGCATTGGCGGCATCAAGGCAATGGAGGTTGTGTCGAAGCGGATTCGCGCGAATTGCACTATGATTGACCACACGAGGAGGTACCCTGGTGAAAAGTCCTGACAATGCGGCCGACATTAAAGTCGGTCACAAAACGCCTGACGAGATCAAGAAGGGGCTGGAGTGCTGCAACAGAACCTTTGATGCCTGCCATAAATGCCCCTACGACACAGTGGACGAAGGCTGGGGATGCACCGTGGCGAAAAATGCCGATGCCCTCGCCCTCATCAAGCAGCTTGAAGCGGAGAACGCTGAAAAAGATGAGAAAATCCGGGTGCTGGAAAGCAGGAATAATGCCATGTACCACACCATCCTTGGTGTGATGCACTTCGTTGATAAGTGGCTTGATGTTCCTGCTTATGACCCGGACGAGGATTTGAATGGAACTACTGCAATAGGCAGGGCATCGCAAGCCAGAGAGATAACCTTGCAAGCGATTGAGCAGCTTGAAGCGGAACGGGATGCGGCGGTGGCTGACCTGAAATCCTATCGCTGTTGTCATGGGTGCAAGCACTTAGGCGTTGGCTTCAATGAACCGTGTCTGCACTGCGATTTTGAGAATAACTGCTTTGAATGGCGCGGCGTACAGAAGGAGGAAACGAAATGAAGCTGATATACCTGATCCTTGCCGCTTTGGTTGGCGGCGTTACGGTCTACCTGGTATTGACTGTTCGCAAGAATTGGCGGTACCTGCCCAAGAATGCGAAGGTACTGGATGTGGCCGTGATCCTGCTGGACGTGGCCGTCTGCGCGCTGAACCTGGCGCGGGCGCTGTGCTGATGAAGGAGGAAACGACATGAAGGTGATCCTGGGCCTCATCGTCTACGTTGCGCTGGTCTGGTTCATCGTCCGGTTTATTGCATTCTGCAGCAAGTAAGGAGAAAAACATGCAACACCACAACAACCACGTCGTGCTGGTGGGCCGCCTGGATGGTGAGCCGGATATGATCACCAACACCCACGGCGAAACCTTTTTCGACGGCATTCTCAAGGTGCAGCGTCAATCCGGCACCAGCGACCTTCTGCCCATCTTCGTCCCCACGGCGATGGTGGGGGAAG